GCACCTCGGTCTGCCGTTCGTCAAAACGGCCAACCGCGGCCGCGAGCTCGCCTTGAAGGCGGCCGTATTCGCGATCCTCGGCATCTGGGTGCGCCGCAACGACATGGTGTTCAACCCGGAGACGGCCGTGTTCGATCCGGGCGCCATGTGGACGGTCGCCTCGACGGGCGGGCCGGCCGGACCGTCGATCGCGCGGCTGCCGGTGCCGCAGGATTTCGACATCACCACAATCGTGATGCAGGAGGAGCGCGAGCAGATCCGCAAGGTGCTGCTCGACGACGAACTGCCGCTGGAGGCCGACGCAGTGCGCTCGGCCACGGAGGTCGCCGGGCGATTGCGCCGCTATCAGCGTCAGCGCGGCGGTCTCGGCGCGCGTCTGCCGTTCGATCTCATCGCCCCGCTTGTCGGCCGCATCACCGACATCATGCACGAGGACGGCTACCTGCCGCAGAAGATCAAGATCGACCACGTGCTGACCAAGCTGGTGCTGACGGCTCCGGCGGCGGCGGCGCAGAAGGCGCACAAAGTCGAAAGCACGGTCAACTGGCTGCAGATCGTGACTATGCTGCTCGGCCCTCAAGCCGCGCTGCTGACGGCGGAAGTGGAGCAGCTGATCCCCGATCTCGGCCGCTGGCTCGGCGTGGAGGAGGTCCACATCCGCGACAAGATGAAAGCGCAGGAGCTGGCGCAGCTGATTGCCGCAACCATGCAGGCGCAGCAGCAGGCCGCCGCCGCGCCGAAGGCGGCGGCGCCGTCGCCGCAGCAGCCCTACATGAACGGAGCGATGTGATGGCCTTCGACGTGCAGCAGATGCTCCGGAAGGTGCTCGACAATGGCTGGGACGGGATCGAGCAGGCGGGAAAGCAGGCGGCCGAGTTCGGCGCCCGCGACATGGCCGAACAGCAGGAGCGCTTCGAGCGCGAGGCCCGGATCGTGCGGGCCGCCGCCGCGACGCCGGAAGGCGCGGCGCTGCTGGAGCTGATCTGCCGCCACACGTTCATGCGCTCGCCGAGCGCTCAGGATTACGCCGTGCGCACGGCCGATGAATTCGTCATCACGCGCGCGCGGCGGGAGGGTGCCAGTTCTGTCGCGTTCTATCTGCTCAACCTCGCGAGCGGCCAGCCGGCCGCCGCGCCCACGGAAGCCGAAGGGGGTCCGACATGAAGCAACTGTTCACGATTTTTCGCGACGGCGACGCTGGCGGCGCATCTGGCGCTGGCGGTGCCGCACCTGCTCAGCCCGCTGCCGCGCCGCCGGCCAGTCTCGCGGCGGCGGCCGCCGCAAGGGCCGATGCCAGTGCCGACGGCGCGCCAGCGTCCGCCGCGCCGGCCGATGCGAGCGGGCAACCGCCGGCCGCGCCGAACGGCGCCTATTTCCCCGAGGGGCTGCCGGAGCAGTTCCGGGGCGCCAGCGAGCGCGAGACGATCGACAAGCTAGCGCAGGAGATCGCCGGCCGGCCCAAGCCGCCCGCGAGCCCGAAGGACTATAAGTTCGAGTTGTCGCCCGATATGAAAGCCAAGTTCGGCGAACTCAAGGACGACAAAGTGCTGCCGCTGTGGGGCGAGGTTGCGCACGAGCTCGGGCTCGACGACCAGCGCGCCACGGCAGCTTTCGAGAAGCTGTACCAGAAGATGGACAAGGCCGGCCTCGTCGATCATGGGCCGGACTACGAGGCGGAGCTCAAAAAGCTGATGCCGAATTCAGGCAACGAGCGCGAGCGCAACATGGCCGCCAAGCAGCGCATCGACGGCGCCATGGCCTTCGTGCAGGGGCTGGAAACGAACGGCACGCTGGCCAAGGAAGAGGCGGCGCGCCTGCACGCGCTGGTGGACGACGCGGTCGGCGTGCAGATCATGGAAAAATTGCAGCGCGCCATGCGCGGCACCGGGCTCGTCAACGGCGGGGCTCCGGCCCAGCCATACTCCGACGCCGACTGGCGCCGCGACATGAGCGACCCGCGCTATTCGACCACATCGCCGCAGCACGACCCCGAATTCCGCAAATCGGTGGACGAGAAAGCCGCGCGTCTGCCGCGCAAGAAAATCATGGCGGACGGCACGGTCGGCTGACGCCTTACCGCGATGAGCCCGGCGGTATGCTCGGCCGGGTTCAACAGCGCAACCCAGTATGGGGTCACGAGGAGATTAGGCCATGGCGGGCGAAGCCACACTTTTCCAAGAGCAGTGGGACGCGCGCGTCCTGCATGCCTATCAGTCTAAGGGGTATCTGACCCGGGGCATGTCGATCGGCCCGTCGAAGGTCGAGGGCAAAAAGCTGCACTTCCCGATCCTCGGCAAGGGCATAGCCACGGAATACACGGTGCGCGACACCGTGAAAAAGATGAACCTGATGAAGGGCGAGGTGTTGCTCGACGCATCCGAGTGGGATGCCGCCGACGACATCTACCAGTACGACCTGGACCGCATGGCGCCGGCCATGAAGGACTCGATCGTCGAAGCCGCCGGCATGGCGCTCGGCCGCCGGCACGATCTCGTGCTGTTCCAAAAAATGTGGGACTTCAACTTCAACGGCATCAGCCAAGTCGTCGGCGCGTTCACGGACACCGCTCTGCCGGGGCCAGGCAACATTCTCGCCGCCCGCCGCCGGCTGTTCGAGCTCGACGTGCCGGTCGATGACGGGCAGAACTTCTGTGGCGTTCCTCCGGTCGTGTTCGACAACCTGATGAGCTTCGAGGTGTTCGCCAACAGCCAGTGGACGGGCGGCAATCTGCCGTTCGCCGACGGGCTGCGCCGCCGCACCTGGCAGAATATCAACTTCTTCGAGCTGCCGGTCTACCTGCAGAACATCCAGTCCACGACGCAGGGCAAGTTCTACATGTGGCACAAGTCGGCGCTCGGCACGGGCTACACGGGCGAGCCGCTGCGCACGGGCTGGGAATGGATCTTGAGCCAGAAGAAGTGGTATTACCAGAGCACCATTTCGGCTGGCGCGACGATCATCACCGACACGAACGTCGGCCACCCGCCGGGCATCATCGAGCTTCGCTACAAGGCCGACCTGTTGCCGACCTTCACCTGATGACGCGTGACGCTCCCGGCCGCTGACGCGGCCGGGCAGCACCGCGCCGTCTCTGTTGCAACCGAACCGACGGACCAGACCCATGGCACACGTTTTGACCGAACTCGAAGTGATCCCGCTCAACTGCTTCCACGGCAGCGGCGGCGGCAACATCGGCCACAAAGCCTTTCTGCGCACGACCGACACGGCCGCGCAGGTCGAGGCCGCGAACTATTTGAACGCCTCGGCCTCGCGCCTGCCCAAAGGAACGACGATCCAGGCCGTGATGGCGATCGGCGGCACGCCCGTGCTGAAGGATTACGTCGTCACCGTCAACACGGGCACGGCGGTGACGATTGCCTTGGCTGCCACGACCGCCGGCTGACGCTCGACTGTTTTTGTGCGGCGCGTAACGGAACCCCCTCCAGCCGCTACCCGCGCGCCGGCCGGTCGTACCCTCTGCCGGCCGGCGTGCTCATTTCCGAGAGGACGCCATGCCGACGCGCCTGGAACTGATCGACGATGCGCTCGTCCGCATGGGCGAGGAGCCGCTCGGGGATGAAACCGCCCCGGGCGCCGACACGCATCTGGCGATCTATAAAGGCGTTACGGATCTCGTGCTGAGCATGAACCCGTGGTCGTTCAACACGGTCACGCGGCAGCTGGCGCGGCTCACCGATCCGCCGCAGCGCTACTACAAATACCAGTTCGAAATGCCGTCCGACATGCTCGGCGCCCCGCGTGCGGTCTACGACCGTGCGGACTGCAAGCAGCCCTACACCGATTGGGAAATCATCGACGGCCGGCTCGCCGCGAACGCCGACGTTCTGTGGCTGAAAATGGACCGGCAGCCGAACCCGGCGCAGTGGCCTGGCTATTTCTGCGAACTCATCCGCCGCGTGATGATGAGCGAGTTCGCGCTCTCCATCCGCGAAGACGCGCCGCTGCGCGACCGGCTGAGGACGGAGTGCTTCGGCACGCCGTCGGAACTGGGCGCCGGCGGTCTCATGGGGCAGGCCATGACGCTCGACAGCCAGGGCAAGCCGAGCCCGCGCATTCAGATGGGCGCCGATCCATTCACCTCTGCGAGGTACGGATGGTAAGGCGCGCCACACTCCAGAACACCATGACCAAGGGCGTGCTCGATCCGCGGCTCGCCGATCGCATCGACCTCACGCACTACTACGCGGGACTGCGCGTCGGGCTGAATTGCATCATCAGGCCCCAGGGCGGCGCCTACCGCAGGCCGGGAAGCTCGGCCGCCGGCGCCGATCCCGTGCGCGTGCGCCGGCGCCTCGATCCGCTGCACCTGACCGCCGGCATGATGACGGCGCTGAACGGCGGCTCGACGGCCAACCTGGCCAATCAGGCGGCCGGCCTCGTGTTCACCTCCAACGCCGTCAACGCGTCGGTGTTCGGCCTCGTCGAAATCGATCTGGGGTCCGAGGTGCCGGTGTGCATGGTGGACGTGCTCGGCTTCTCGTGCGCCACCAGCCGCGCCGACGACGCGCTGGCGGTGGAATACTACGACGGCGCGCAGTGGCTCACTTTAGGATCAGGACAGGCGGGACTTTCGCTCCGCCGCAACATTCGCTCAATGGAGTTTCAGACGCGCACCGCGGCGCGGCTCGCAACCACGGCCGACGACACGCTGCAGGGGCTTGATCCGCGCGACGGCGTGACGCCAGTCGCTGGCGATCGTGTGCTGGTCAAGAACCAGATCGACCAGACAAGAAACGGCATTTACGTCGCCGCCGCTGGCGACTGGGCGCGCGCTGGCGATGCGAACGCATCGTCGGAGCTCGAAGACTTCGTCGTCTTCGTCACGGAAGGCGCGACCCAGTCCGGCTCCTGGTGGCGCCATCCGGCCAAGCAGGTATCGATCAATAAAACGCCGATCATCTTCGAGCGCATCCCGGGGCCGGCCCGCAACCGGCGTTTCGCCGTTCCGCCGGGGCAGGCGACGACGACGCGCTACCTGCGCCTGATGGTGCACGGCGGCGTGGGGATTGGCGCCGTCACGTTGGGGCACGTTCGCGTCTGGCGCGAGAAGCGCGCCCTGAGCCCCGTGAAGTTCATCCGCTTCGCGCGCGACGGCGAGACGCGGCTGGTCGGTGTGCTGAGCGAGCGCAATCTCGACCTCTTCCTGGATCACCGCTGGATCGCCGCCGTGGACGTGCCGGTCTCGGCGGCGCAGGTGCCGTTTGCCGCCCACTCCCAGTCGCTCGACACGCTGTTCGTCTACGAGGGCGACCTGGCCACGCGCTTCGTGCAGCGCCAGGGCTCGAACAAGGAGTGGCAGTCCTCCACGACAATCTTCTTCAACGTGCCGGCCGTCACCGGCCGCACGGCCTTTGCTGGCACCCAGGACGAGGTGCAGGATGTCACGTTCACGGGTCTGGCGGCGGGCGACGCCGTGCGCCTAGTGCTTGGCACGCTGATCGCGGCGCCGTTCACCTTCACGACGGCGGGTGATTTGCCGGCCGCGGTCGTGACCGCGCTGCAGGCGCTGCCCGGCGTCGGCGCCGGCAACGTGACGGCGGAGCTCGTGGCGGCCAACCCGCCGCGCGTGCGCGTGCGCTTTTCTGGCGCGGCCGGCGGGCGCTTCTGGCCGTTGCTGTCGGGCGTCGTCATGGGCGTCGCGGCGACGGGCACGGTGACTGCCGCCAGCGTGCAGAAGGGCGTCGACATTTCCGGCCCGCTGTTTGGCGAAACGACCGGCTGGCCGCGCGCGGGCGTGCTCTACCAAGGCCGCCACGTCGTGGGTGGCATGGCCGCCGCGTCCAACACGGTGGCCGCCTCACGGACCGGCAACCCGTTCGAGTTCACCTCGACAGGCGACCCGCTGACGGCCGACCTGGCTTTCGCCGACACGTTCCAATCCGACCAGTCGGAAACCATCCGCGAGATGTTCGTCGGCAAGCATTTGTTGGCCTTTACCGATGCCGGTGTCTGGTTCACCGACACGCGCGCGCCACGCGCGACCGAGCCGCGCAACTGGCGGCTCGGATCGCGCCCCGGCATCGAGCCCGGCGTGCCGATCGCCTGGACGGAACAGGCGGCGCACTACATCCAGAAAGGCGGCACCACCCTGCGCCAGCTGCTCGTCGCGGAAAGCATCGAGGCCGACTATGTCGCCGACCCGGCCAACATCCTGAACCCAGATCTGGTCGCGGGTGTCACCGATTGCGACGTCGCGCAGGCGCTGTCGCCGAACGAGGGCGCGCGCGTCATGATGCGCCGCGCGAACGGCGAGATCACCTGCCTTGCCATTCTGCGCTCGCAGGAGCTCCTTGCGGTGACGCCATGGCGCACGGCGGCCGGCGACTCGTTCGAGGCCGTCATGTCCGACGATCTGGAGCGCGTGTGGGTTCTGGCCCGGCGCACGACCGTCGCCAACGGCTCTGACATCTACCTGGAGCGGCTCGACAACGCGTTCGGTCTCGACGCGGCGCTGACGTTCGCGCTGCCCGCGCCGTCGGCCAGCATCACGGGGCTCGGCGTGCACGAGGGGCGCCAGGTCTGGGCCTATGCCGACGGCGACCTCACGGGGCCGTTCACGGTCACGGGCGGGGCCATCACGCTGCCCGTCGCGGCCAGCGCCGTCACGGTCGGGCTGTTCACCGAATGGGAAATCGAGCCCATGCCGCTGCGCGAGAAATTGCAGAACGGGTTCCCGTGGCGCGAGCCCGGCCGCATCTACACGGCCGAACTGGGTCTGCGCGACACGGGCCACTTGCAAATTTCGGCGAACGGCGGGCCGTGGCGCGACGTGGCGCTGAACCATGCCGGCGACGGCCCGGGAGACGCGGGACCGTTCGCGGCCGGCGGCTCGCCCGGTCTGCCCCTGCTGCAGCGGCTGCGAACCGGGCCGGTGACAATCGACAACCTGCGCGGCTGGTCGAAGCACC